GAGTAACGAACGCAACTCAACCGCCCAATTAGGCGTGGTAGGTTTGGATTTGCGAGGCTGCATAGAAGTTACCGTTGATGTTGCGAGTCTGCCAAAGTTGGTAGGTACCATCAGGGAATAACAACCCATACGCCCAACCCTGTGCCCACCTTAACTTACCTGTTTTTTTGTTGATGTAATCCATGTCTCGCCGACACAAGCAACCAATGCTGCGTGCCTCTGCTGGTTCACGAGCTGCAACTGGGGCTGACTCGATGGTATGCACATGGCCAAAAACACAGTTACGGAAAATAGCAGCGTGCATCCTACACGCACCTGCCCCTGCATGAAATCCGTGTAGCACCGACAACTTGCCTAGCTCAAGCACCCCAAGGTCGCTGTCATACGGCAACATCTTCGCTTTGCACCGCTTTACCGTAGCTTCCAATTGCTTGATGCCATCGGTAGCATAGTCACGCACCATGCCCGTGCAATTGTTACGGAAGTCATAGATACGCTCATCGTGGTTGCCCCTCAAGAAGTGGTTGCTCTTACCACCCTCAAAGAACCGACGCATGAAATCATTACCCGCCTCCCAATCTTCTGCTAATGATGCTGCTTTCTCCTCATCAGATGCACCTTTGCGTAGGTTTCTAAAGTCATAGTTGTCGCCTGCGTGTATGCGTATCTCAGGCTTCCAATCACGCATAAACGACCACAACGCACCAACACTGGCTGCATCTGCCATGTCGCCGTGGTTATCGCTAACAACCACAAAACGCTGGGCGTGCTTAGACATTTTATTTCCTATTCTTTTTCTTACTAACTTTTGATTTACCACCAATCCACGGTGCCACTGCAAACACAATACCCAGTCCAGCCGCTACGCTGGCAAAACGCTCAAATGTAAGCAAAGCCGAGTCTGCTGCATTTTTGTGTGTACGGGATATGGATAGCTTACCCAAAAGCAGTTTGTTAATTAACTCAGTCATGGGGTCGATTACCCCATAAAGTTCTGCTGTCATGGCTGGTGAGTTTAACGTGTCTATTTGACCTTTATCACACGCTTCCCGTGTCTTCTGCAAATAGGCTTTAACCAACTTGTGCTGGGCTACAATTTCTGAAGGCTGACCAAATTCGGCAATCAATCGCTCTGCTTCTAATTCCAGTTTGGTCAAAGAATCACAAAACTCTTTTGAGTTAATTAAACCCTTACTTGCCTTGGCCTGACCATCAACGATTGCCAAACCGTAGATGTCAAAAAGCGGACTCAGCACATTGCTTGTCAGCGCAAACTCTCGGTCACTTGCCGCAATGTTCTCCGATACCTTTTGCACCGTCATCACTCCTACGCCTGCAAAACAGATAACAGTTGCGGCCAACGCAGCGGTAATGACTTTCGGGTTCATTTCTTCAAAAGCTTGCTTGGATTCTTGGAATACCGTTTCGCCAGAGTTGTTAGCCCGTCAATAATCTCAGGTGAGATAACGCCTGCTACGCCATAGGTGATTGCTTTAACAAATGAGCTAACTTCGATTTGCTCGACCACAAACCACGCTATGCTGCTAACGATAGCAGCCATGAAGATGCGCCGAACACTGTCCCAAGCTGTGCCACCAATAGGGTTGGCAAGCAGCCTTGCAGTCATGCCAGCCCCACCAATGACAGCGGTAAGCCACCCCGTCTCTTTCCAGAGTTTTGCCACTTCCATGAGGTCTTTGGGTTCGTTCATTTTTTAGACCTCATTTCCATGATTTTCTCAAGAGTTCTGCCACCAAAGTAGAACGACATCACAAGCATCCCCCATTGACCTAAAAGTTCTACAAACGCATCGCCAACGTCGATTGCCGTACCATCAAGAATGGCGAGCACAAGATACGCCGTAAGGATGTAAGCTAGCGTAATCGGGCGAATGTTTTTTGCCATCCACGAATCAGAACTCATATCCGATTCGGCTCGTTTTGTGAGATTGTCTTGCTCGGTCTTGTACGCCTCAAGGTCAGCGTTCATCTTTGCCAATTCGCCATTCTGGGCCAACTGAGCAAGGTCTAGTTGCGCCTTAGCTTTGGCCTGTGGGTCAGGAATTAGCTTGTCGATCAGCTTTGTGCCGATGCCTAGAATTTCAGCGATTGGTAACATGGTTAGACGGCTTTAGGGTTGGTGAGACGACGGAATAGGAAATAAGGCAACCAAACCCACTTTGGTATCTTGATGATTTTCACGTTGGTGTTCACCACATACGGCATATCTGCATCCCACACTTTGACACGGATTGGCTTACCATCCGGCGAGGTGCAGGTGTGCAACAACACGGCCTTGGTTGGTGCTCTGCCAAACTTCCAATAGTTGTCGTACTGCCCTAGCTCGACCGTACCAGAAATAACGCAGTTATAAATTTTCACCCCATCAATCGCGCCTTTAATTGTAACAGAGCCTTCAATGGTGCAGGACTGGAAGGAATAGTTATCACCGCGCACACAATCAATCGAGTCCTCACGGCTAGCGGGGATAGTTAATCCGCGAGCCGCAAGGTTGCTCACATTGGAGCATTTAAACAAGTCGTCCCATTGCTTAGGGTCGCTTGGAGCTTGCCAGTCCTCGGACGTAACCAGCTTGCCGTTGTCCTGTGGGCCAACGAAGCTACGCCAGTTAGTGTCTGAGGTACCGGACATGTTACTCGGCTTTCGGTGCCTCTGGCGCAGGTTGATTGGCTTTCACGATCTCGGTGAGCTTCGTGCGTAAGCCGCCAACGGTGGCGAGTTCTTCACCGCGAAACGCGCCGCGAGTGGAGCAAACGTCGATGAGTTGAACGACGGCAGCGAGGTCATTAATGTCGATGGTGGGTTTTGGTTGTTCGGTGTTCATGTGTTTTAGTTGGATTCGATGCTAGGCTTTAGCGGCTCGACGATAACCTTGCCGTTGTCATCTGTCCAGTCGGTTTCCATCATGTGCGGGTCTTGACGTTCGCCGATCACCATCCACGAAATCTCATCGGAGCAATCGGCATCCTTGGCCTCGATGGTCAAGATGTTGCCAGTGACCTTGCCGCGAACTGCCGTCCAGCCGCTCTCGTTGGTCGTGAAACATTGCACTTCACGGCAGAGAACTTCAAACGTGCCTTCCGTCATGGTGGCCACAGCGTCGATGTTTACCGAGGCTTTGCCATCAACCAGCACAACCTTGCCGCGATAGATGAGGTCAGCTTGTGGGCCTTCGATGAAGCTGTGAACGAGTTCGTGTGTTTCCGATTTTTCGGGCAACGGATGCTCGATGCGGAAGGAGCCGGAGCCTTTTGAGAGTGCGCCTGTGCAAGTAAGCGTGCCAGTTACATAAAGGCCATCAACTCCGTTGCGCCCAAACCATGCCTTATCCACGGAGTCGCGGGCAAAAGTTAGACCACCTTGCGAATCGTGAACAACGAGCCAATAAGTTCCCGATCCTCGGTTAATTCGTAATGCAGTATCATTGGCTGCACCTCCCGAGTTAATAACCATTGCCGAAATACCAGTTGCCGCCGTGCTAATTGCTCCCGTGCTCGACAACGCCCCCGTCACAGCGAGGCCGGTGGAAGTGAGCCGCATCATCAATGCGCTGCTTGCTTCATTATAAATGAAAAAGTCATTAGCATCATCGGAGTTGTATGATCGTCCAACAATCAGGCCAGCAGCACCTGTTGATGTTGCCAATCGCATGGCATTTTGACCGGAGCCTTGTAGCTTGAGTTGATTGCTACCAGTAGCACTTGAAGCAGTAATAAGACCCGTAACAACGAGTCCGGTGGAGGAGAATGTGCCGACAACAGCACTCGTAGTGCTTCCATCTGCAGTGACAATCACATCCGCTTTTGTGCCGTGCGCCGTGGAAGTCCAATTTTCGGTAGAAACTAAACGAAATTCGGCAGCACCTAAGCTAACTCCATTAGTAGTGTCGTAGCCATTAAACCGCATCCGTGCAGTGCTTCCACTTGGTGTGCCGGTTTTTGAAGCAAATGTTCCGCCAATAAAATTGCCTTCAAAAACAACACTGCGATTTGAACCTAATGATAGTCCAAAAAAACCAGCGTTATCGTTTTCGCGCTGAATAAAATAACCACGATTTTGCTGGGAAGCAGCTCCCTGCCACGACGTATAAGATGCGTTGTCTGTTGCGACAATTCGATTGTTGGTTGCAACAAAGTTGACATCACCCGTCGCGCTCAACGTCGTGAACGCGCCTGTGTTAGCCGTGGTCGCGCCCACCGTGCCGTTGATGTTGATGGATGCCGTGCCAGTGAGGTTGGTCACCGTGCCGCTGCTTGGCGTGCCTAGTGCGCCGCCCGAATAAAGCAGGGTCGCATTGCTGTCTGGAAGCGTGAACGTCTTTTCTGCCGTAGTAGGTCCAGAGAATTTGGTGAAGCCGTTGCCCGTTCCGCCATAAGTCGAGGCGATGACTTGCGTGAGCGCAGCACTGCCGTCGAAGTTGTTGCCGTAGATTGCGCGAGGCGTGGTAAGCGTAGCCGCGCTGCCAGTCGTATTCTGGTTGAGCGTAGGAACATCGCCAGCCGAGATCGCAGCCATGACAACGTTGGTGCCATTACCGCGCAGATAGTAACCAGAGGTCGTCGCACCAGCCAAAGAGTTAATCGCAGCCTGCGCCGTGGTCTGACCTGTGCCACCATTAGTTAGCGCGATGGTTCCCGTGATGCCCACCGTCACCGAAGCGTCAGCGTTCGTGATTGCGATGTTCGTACCAGCGGTGAGTCGAGCGGCTTTCCAAAGACTGTTAGTCGCATCGTAAACAAGCAACGCACCAGCAGCAGGCGGCGTGGTGATCTGCACGTCGTGCAGTTCGTTTAGCTCGTAGCCGTTCTGCACGCGCACATACAACTCGCCGTTGCCGTCGTTTGCCTTTTCCACAATGCCAACGTACACCAAATGGTTTGGTGCGTAGGGTTTGACGTTTGTAACCGACCCAGCCGTTGCACCGAGATAGAGTTGGTCGCCTTCAGCATAAGCACCAAGCGTCAACCCATCTACGGTGCCAACCATTGTGATAATGCCTGTGCCGTTGGCAGCAATACTTGCGTCGCTCACAATACCAATCGTCTTGGCTGAGGTAGCATCTGCTGTGTTGTAAGCCAACTTAACGCTCATTCTATTGCCAGTTGCACCAAAAGCATAAACGACCTGACCTTTGGTGATCGTGGTAGATTCAGCGTTGGTAACTTCAGCGATAAGCACTTGAGCTGTCTGAGCACCCGTCGTGGCAATGGATATGCCACCTGCTGAGTTTGTAATGGTAACGCCTGTGCCAGCAGTGAGATTAGCCACCGTGTAATTGGTGCCGTTACCAATCAGCAGTTGGCCGTTGGCTGGTGTGGTAGATACGCCCGTGCCACCATCTGCAACTGCAAGGTCGGTAATACCAGTGATACTGCCGCCCGTAATAGATACGCTGTTAGAGTTTTGGGTGCTCATCGTACCTAGCCCCGTGATGTCGGTGTTGGGGATGGTGTTGGATGCCGTCAAAGCTGCCGTCCCATTGCCTTTAACGTAACCCGTCAGCGTGGAAGCACCAGTACCACCATCTGCCACTGCAAGGTCTGTAATGCCCGCTATTGACCCACCGCTGATGGATACGTTGTTGGAGTTTTGCACGCTCATCGTGCCTAGTCCAAGGTTATCACGAGCCGTAGATGGAGATACCAAGTCAGCCAAGTTAGCAGCCTTGGTTAATTTCTCGCTGTCCAACTCATCAATTGCAGCCTGCACGTTGGTAGCTGCCACGTTGCCCGTAGGCGTGTAGGTGATCTGAACAGCAGAGTAATCACCGCTTGCTGCCGTAACCACACCGAGGCGACCAAACACCGAGGCCACAGCATCCGTGTTATCAACCTTTTCCCATGCGGTGCCGTTGCTGATAATCCAGTCACCCACCTCAAAGCTAATGGAAAACTGCGTACCTGCTACCGACACAACGTAGTAATCACCTTGGGTTGTGGATGCAGGTGGGTTAGCCAATGCGGGGTTGTTGGTGCTGGCATTCCATGTGCCCATGTAAGACAACTGACCAAGCACGCTATCTGGAATTTGCGTCAGTGGCACTTTACCACCTGCATCAAGCGTAGCCACACCGTTAGCGTTGGCTTTCTCAATTGCAGGTATCTTAGCCGCAAGGTCAGTAACAAGATTGGTTACTTGGGACTGAGCAATCTGGATGTTGTTAGCCGAAATGCTGGTAATGCGACCCTTGCTATCAACCGTGGTGGTAGAGGAGCTGGATACGCTGCCATAGCTGCCAGCAGCTACGTTGGTGGTGGTAAGTGTCGGGTTGGGGTAAGTGCCCGTTAAATCGCCACCAGCAGCACCCGTAGGGGTACGCGAATCAGTAAAGCGTGGGTCATCACCAGCCGCAACCGTGTTGGCAACCGTGCCTACGTTAAGCGTAGAGGAATTGCCCAAGCCCGTGATGTCTGTGTTGGGTATGGTGCCCAGAGCAGTAAAGGCCAAGGTGCCATTACCTTTGACGTACCCAGTCAACGTGGATGCACCTGTGCCACCGTCAGCCACAGCTAGATCGGTGATGCCAGTGATGTTACCACCCGTAATGGATACCGTGTTAGAGTTCTGCGTAGCAATCGTGCCTAGACCTAAGTTAGTACGAGCATCGGATGCGGTAGAGGCACCAGTACCACCGTCTGCAATGGCAAGGTCAGTAATGCCAGTAATGTTGCCACCCGTAATGGCGACAGCGTTAGCATTCTGAGTCGCAATACTGCCCAACCCAAGGTTGGTGCGGGCATCAGATGCCGTAGAAGCACCCGTACCACCGTCAGCAATAGCTAGATCGGTAATACCCGTGATATTGCCACCCGTAATGGCTACGGTGTTGGCATTCTGCACACTCATCGTACCTAGCCCCGTAATGTCCGTGCTAGGTACCGTGGGTGATGCGGTAAAGGTTGCTGCACCATTGCCTTTCACATATCCAGTAAGGCTAGTGGCATTTGTACCACCTTTGCTGACTGGCAACACACCATTAACAAACCCAACACCATTTGCGATGGTGCTAAGGTTGTTCGGGTTGGTCAGGAAGTTCATAGGGGCAACTAATGCCCCATTGCTGGTGGTAGCCGTAACCGATTGGTTGAGAGGAGTAGAAGGGATGCTCATGTTAAGAAGGTAGAGAGAAGCCAGTTTGGTCAGAAGCAACAGAGATAGCGTTGGTATTACCCACCGTGACGATATAAGTCCAAAGACCCGTCGTAGTGTCGTAGGTAGCAGGCACGCCTTGTTTGGTCACGGTATCCAACACCCATTGGTAAGGGTTGGTCGTGGCATTGTAATCGTAAGGACGCACCACAAACGGCACGTTCTGAGCAACCGTAGATGATTTACGGATGAAGTTAGCCACAACGTCATCACCAAACTGACACTGCACCGTACAGCCAACAGGGTAGGCATCCGTTGTAGTCGTAAGACCAGCAAGCAATGTCGTGCTGGCAACATTTGATGCCAACCCCACAATCGTAGGACGGGCAAAGAAGTATTGAGTAAACGCCACCACAGGAGGAGTCGGGGTCAGGCTTTCCAAAGCGTAGTTCAACGCACGCAACAGCACAGGCGATTGATAATACGGGGTAATGTTGCCGCTGGTATCAATTGTTTCTACGTTAATCACAGTCTGGCACTCAATGAAGTTACCACGACGCACACCGTTCATACGTACCAGCTCCATTGCAGCAGATGAGCTAAGTCGCAGGTAGCCTTCGTAACCAGCATACGGTGAAACAATCGCCGTAAAGGTTGTGGTCTGCAATGGCACCACACGAGCAATCGTAACCATCAAGAACTGCCGTGCCGTGGATGTGCCTTCCGTAAGCACCAAGGAAGTAATGGTGCAGTCTGGCACCAGTAATTTACCATTAAAGATGATGGTCGCAACTGCCCCAAGTGCACGGTAGGCAATCAAGAACTGCCCGTCACCCTGCCTGCTGACATCCACACCACCGCTTGCAATGATGCTAGAATTGGAATTAAGGGCATTCTGAAG